GAAACAGTAGAAGAATCTACTGAAGTTTTAGCTGAAGTAACTTCTGCCGAAGTTCTGGAAAAATCAGCAGAACTAACAAATCAGGATTCAAGCCCTGATTTTGTTAAAATGCTAGGCGACCTTAAGGGTTTCTTCTCAGAGACTTTGGAAAAAGCCTCTGAGGCAAACGCTGCTCAGGTTTCAACAATCAAGGAGACAGTCGAAACTTTTAGTAAGAATGTCGATTTGAGAATTTCAGAATTAGCAGAAAAGCACACAGAACTTTCAAACGCAGTAAGCTCCATTAAATCAATTATGGACACTGTTGAAAAGAGAGTAGACGCAGTTGAATCAGACACTGCAATCAAGAAGTCCTCTGACCTTGGCGGGTCTCAGGTTGTAATACAGAAATCAAAATCAAAATGGAACGGCACTTTCCTCGGTTCCGTTAGCGAATTAACAAAATAAGGGTATGGTGAAAAACTAATGAGTAATGAACTATTAGCAAAAGCAGTTGAAACTAACACAACCGTAATAGGTGGCATGTCAGGTTCAGCAAACCCTACCACTGGAATTCACGTAGGTTCCGAGGGTAAGGGAGGCTTGCTCAATCCTGAGCAATCCGCAAGATTCTTAGATTACATGTTCGATGCAACAGTAATCGGTAAAGTGGCTCGTACAGTACGTATGAAGTCAGATACAACAGAGATTGATCGTATTGGAGTTGGCGAAAAGCTTATGAGGCTTGCCTCTGAAGCAGATAACACTGGGGTAAACTCTGCCGTACAGTTCTCAAAGATCTCTCTCACAACCAAAAAGCTTCGTCTAGATTGGGAACTTTCAACTGAGTCTCTAGAAGACAACGTCGAGGGTGCAGATCTAGAAGATCATATTGCACGGCTTATGGCAACACAGGCTGGTAATGACTTAGAAGATGTAGTACTTAACGGTGACACATCTCTATCTTCAGATAATCTTTATAAGGCATTTAACGGTGTCGTTAAGCTTGCAAAAGCAAATGGAACCGTAGTAGCTGGAGCGGGCGCAGCAGTGTCCCGTGAAATCTTCAACAAGGCTCTTAAGGCCATGCCAAGAAAGTACAAGCAACGTCGCCCAGAGCTTCGTTTCCTTTCTGGTTCAAACCTAATTCAAGACTATCTATTCAGTTCATCTAACAACATCCAAAACGTTAACCCACAGGATATTGCTTCAAGCATTATTCGTGGAGACCAGGGTGGACTAGGTGGCCCAGCAGGTTTCGTAGCACCATTCGCATTTGGTATTCCAATTGTTGAGGTTCCACTACTTAAGGAAACTCAAACTGGTACATATGCAAGCCCATCAGGACAGCACGGAGACATCCACTTGACATTCCCAAATAACGTTGTTATTGGTATCAAGCGCGATGTAACTGTTTATCGCTTCTTCTGGCCAAAGAAGGACTCAATCGAATATACAATGTATACTCGTATTGGTACCCAAATTGAGCAGGCAAATGCGTGGGTTGTAGTTAAAGACGTTAAGGTTGCTTCCTAATATATAGGATTCAACTTGCTGGAAAGGCCCCTAATTAATTTTAGGGGCTTTTCATTTTAATTTAGTAGTGCTATAATTTAGATACATACCAAAGGAGTATATATGTCATTTGACACACTTAAGGTCAAAGATTTAAAAAGTTTAGCAGCAGACTTTGCTGTTGACGCTGATGGACTAAAGAATAAAGCAGAAATTATTGCAGCTCTTGCAGAAGAAGGAGTTACATGGTCTGTTTACCAAAGTACACTCAAGAACATCGAAGACGCTAGAGAAGATGCAGACGAAATTTTACCTAGAATGGATCCTAATCAAAAACTTGACGAAGATATGGTTTTGGTTAAAATGGATAGAGCAAACTACAGATATGATGCACTAGGATTTACTTTTACCCAGGCGCACCCGTTTGTAGCAATGAAGCCCGATGTGGCTCAAGAAATTTTTGATAAGGAGGAAGGGTTTAGGTTGGCTACGCCAAGAGAGGTACAAGAGTACTATAACTAAGCCTGCTAAATGGCAGAGATATACAAAAATACAAGCACTGCAATAACAAACAAACTTTATGTAAAGGGTGAGCCTGTTACGTCATCCTCTTCAGTATCTGTTAAGTTTTACGACATAACTAGCGATCCCCTAGTATCCCCTGCAATTAATCCTGCAACAATTTTAGTTACAGTAACAGCTGAAGTAAGTCAAACAGACGAGGGATCTTACAGCGTCTACCTTCCAACATCCTATTTAGAAAGAAACAGAAGCTTCAAGCTTGTTTGGGGATGGGTGTACGATTCTGTAACATATTCCGATACAACATTTTTAAACATAATTACGCCTTATGTTGATATTAGAGAAGCTGCATTAGAGCTAGGGTTTGGATCAGATTCAAATGACCCGAACCACAAAACTAATCAAGAATTAAGGCTGGCAGAAAGATATGCAAGAAACACTATTGAATCATATACTGGACAAAAGTTCTACTTACATGATGACTATTTTTCCACAATAGGAAATGATTCTGATACATTGCCAACAACCAAAAAAATATATGCTCTTCATACGCTATACTCAAATGATGAACTTTTAATTGATAATATAAACCTAATTAATAATTTAGGACTTGTTATTGAAACAACTGTAAGTGGGTTTGGAATCAGAGTAAATAATTCCGCCACTTTAGATGAAAATGTATATGTTGCAAACGGAATGGTTCCCCCATCAATTGATGACTATTCAGCAAATATATTTAGAAGGTCTAGGCTATATAAAGTCCACGCAAGGTTTGGCTGGGAGTCTGTCCCTACTCAGGTTAAAGACGCAACAATAGAAATTATGAAAATGTACTTTGCCAAGGATCTTGTTTGGAAAAATAGATATATTAAAAAGATAGCTACAACAGATTGGGATTTTGAATATTCTTCACAAGCTTTTACGGGAACTGGATCTTCTTATGCCGACAAAATTCTTACAGACTACGTAATAACTCAAATGGTATTGGTATAATGTTTGACGCAGCTGATGGTTTAATGACCATGAAGATGGACGTTTATCGTCAGGAAGAAGAACAGGATGCAAACTCTGGCGCAATGATAAGACGATTTTCTTACATAAAAACTGTTGATTGTTATGCTAGAGGAATCATTAGTCAATCAACTGGAAAAGCAAGCGATAACCAAACATTTTCAAATAAATATTCTAACAATCAATATATAGAGGCACGAACTTCTGATAGGCTTACTGCAAGAGATAAGATAAAAAATATTATAGATATCAATGGCAACCCCGTTTGGTATGAATTAAACTATCCAAATGACACAAGTACTGTTTTTGATGTAGTAGGAACCACCCCAATCTCGGATCCTTTTGGAAATATAATTGGCTATAACTCATCATTGCAAAGAGCGGAGAATCAGAAAATTGGCGTCTGAAATTTTAGCAATCAAAGCAGCTAGCGGACTAGTTAGCTTGATGTCTAGCAAACCAGTCAGCGGTGCAATAAAAGATAGCACTGTTGCTCAGATATCTGCAGCACTATTTTATAAAACAAATGTCATGGCCAAGCTTGCATCTAATGCAGTATTTCAAGAAGCTTTTAGAAATACAATATTCAATCAGTTAGAGCAAGACTTTGGAGATTATATTGATGCAAAAGCCAGAACCAGCCCTAAATCTTTTCATCATGTATACGAGTGGGGCAGAGCTGGAGAAAGAGAAGCACGACTTTTTAAATTAAATAAGCTTCCCGCAGATGGACTTTCTTTAAAAGTAAATTACGAATTAGCAGATTCTAAGTCGTTTGTCCCATCTGAAAATTCTAATAATAAACATGTATTTATTAAAAAAGCTTCTGTTATGGAAGAAGGAAAAACTGTAGTTATAGCACCTAGATTTTCAGAAAGGCTTGTATTTGATATTAATGGATACACAGTATTTATGCCAAAGGGAGACTCTGTTACCGTAAGGAAGCCAGGCGGAGCGGCAACAAAAAATTCATTTCTTTCTGCTTATAAATATTTCTTTACTGGGCAGCTAGTAAATATGTCTATCAAGAAATCAGGATTTCAAAGACTTTTTAATTCATCTATATCAAGAGCTTTGGGAGTCCCATCACAAGTAAAAACAGTTAGATATAGTTTTTCTCCAAATCAACTAGCAAACGAAGCAGAGGCGGCAACAATGGCAGCATTTTCGAGGTTAGCAAATGCCTGATTATAAACTAGACGCAATGTTTGAAATAAGAAAATTCTTATGGGCAAAACTTCAATCAGCAAACATCTTTAATAAAGACGATTATTACGCACACAATCTTGATGAAGCCATGATACCAATTATCCCTGTTCAGCAACAGCCAGAAATGAATCAATTTTTAAGCGGAATGAAACACATAGTTTACGATAAGATAGGGATGTCCTATGAGGACAACTGGCTGATATGCTGCGAGCAGATCCTGTTAACCCTGTATTCACCAGACTTGGTGGATATAGTTGAAATACGAAATTTCTTAACGGATGAATTCAGAAGAATGGATCAGTCTGCAAGAGATGTTAACAAATGGGCGGGACTATCAAACAAGTTCAAATTCCATAGTATCTATATAGCCGATATATCATCTACAGCCCCATCAGAAGAAATCCAGGGATTTTTTGCTTCAGACGTAATATTGGAAATCAAATATTCAAGAATAACTAACGCGGCAGGCAGATTCCTATAATTTGCTTTATAGCAAAACAAGACCTATAATTAGCATAGAGGAAAGGGCCTAGCCAGCCACACATATATATATCAATTTCATATGAAATCAGGAGGAAATACAATTATGGCATATCAAAATACAGGTGATTCCAAGAATATTCTTGTTGGTGCATCACCACTATTTTTGTCAGTAGAAGATTCAACAGTTTCTGGTTATGATTCAAGCATGGACGCAGGCGCATCAAACGCTTTTGTTGCAAGCAAGAATCGTCTTGTACCAGCATTCGTAACAGCAGAGCCTTATACTACAACATTAAACAAGATTTTAACAACAACAGCTGCTACACAGACAGCATCACCAACAGAGGCAACACCACTAGTTGGTGCAGGTTACCGCAACGTTGGTTTTACAAATAACGGTCTTCAGATCAGTTATCAGCCAACATACGACTCTGTAACAGTCGATCAGCTTTTGGACACAGCTAAGCTATTTAAATCAGCTATGATGGTTTCAATTGCAACAGAAATGGCAGAAGGTACTCTCGAGAACGTTCTTGCCGTATTTGGTCAACAGGGCAGCACATTGGTATCAACAGGTTCTGGAACATCAGCAACCGATACACTAGGTTTGGAAGCAGGTGCACTTGGTGCAGCTCCAACAGAGCGTCAGCTAATTGCAGTTGGACAGGCTCCAACTTCAGAGGCATCATCAACTGAGCGTGTATATTATGCACGTCGTGTTTTGTCTGTAGAACAGTCACAGTTCTCTTTGGCTCGTACAGCAGCAACAACATTCCCAGTAACATTCCGTCTTCTACCATCAGGTGACTCATCTCACGTTGGTTCAGAATATGGAAAGATTATTGACCGTGTTCTAGCAGTATAATTATATAAATAATTAGTAATATGGCCCCCAGAAATGGGGGCCATATTGTTGTATCCTTATAATGGTTATGCTATAATAATTTAGACGATCCTTAAGGAGGATAAATTGGCAACAACAGTATATGATGTAGAAGAAATTGAACTACAAAGCGGAGCTAAAGTAAAGCTCAAGCCATTATCAATCAAGCAGTTACGAAAGTTTATGATAGTAATTAAAAAAGTTCAAGATGCAGAAGATGAGACAGCGACACTTGGAATTCTTGTTGAAGCGTGTGGAGTTGCACTAGAAACACAGCTACCAGATTTAGTTGCAGACCTTGACAAATTAGAAGAAGCTTTAGACGTTCCAACTATTAACCGCATCCTAGAAGTTTGCGGAGGAATTAAGATGGACGACCCAAACCTAATAGCGGCAGCGGTACTGGCTGGTCAGATCTAGATTTAGCCGCGTTAGAGGGTGAAGTTTTTCTTTTAGGACATTGGAAGAATTACGAAGAGTTAGAAGAAAACCTATCAATGCCAGAACTGGTTCAAACCATAACGGCCATGAACCGAAAAGAGCATAACCAGAGAAAGTTTGCGGCATCGTTAAAAGGAATAAAATTAGATGATGACGCAGAAGAAGAAAAAGAAAAAGGTTCTACCTTTGAAGATATTCAAAGAAGGGCTCTTGGAATAAATGCATCAGCAGATGATGTTGTTGGTTTACAAGGACCCATCGCAGCGAAAGCTGGATTTGGAATTGGAGCAGGGTTAGGATACTCTAGGAGTAATTAGTGGCTGACGAACAAATTGTAACCAGTATAGTCGCCAAAGCCGACTTATCTAGCCTTGTGTCTGAAGTACACAGGGCCAGTGCTAGTCTTCAGCAATTACAAAGAGAGCTTTTATCGTCCAACAGAGCGATAGCTTCTTCAACAAAATTAGCAAATAATTTATTTAGAGATACACTTACTGGAAGCGGTCAGTACTCAAGTCACTTTGTTAATTTAAATTCAGACGTTGATAAGTTTGGTAAAAACCTAGACTCGGGTAGATTAAAGCTTAAGAACTACTTCTCAACATTTAGAGAACACGCTACTACCCAAAAGGGTATGATCAGGGAGCTTGCCAAAGAACAGGTAATGCTTCAAAATTCAGTACTGCAACCCCTAGGCAGAAATGCTCAGGGTTTAATGCAGTACAACGTTATGATTCCTAGAGGGCTAGATGCTGTAAAGAATAGTGCAAAGTTAGCTCGAATGGAAATGCAGATTATGAATCGCGCATTGTCCGAAGGTGCAGGATCTTTAATTAATTGGGGTAAAAATACTCAGTGGGCAGGTAGACAATTAACTGTTGGTTTAACAGTGCCGCTAACTATGTTTGGAGCAGCAGCAGGAAAAGCTTTTAGAGAAGCAGATCAAGAGCTTGTAAGACTTACAAAGGTTTATGGTGGAATAGCAGCATCTTCGGCAGCTGATTTAAAAGCAATTAGAGACGAAGTAGTAGAAACAGCTAAAACATTATCTAAAACAATGGGGTCATCTTTTAAAGATACTATTGCATTAGGTGCTGATATT